GGTATCAGAAGCGTGTACCGTTCCTAGATGAACTAGAATCGTCACCCATCGCGCCCCTAGCACGTCAACAAACGCACCAGAAGCGGGATATTTCGCGGCCGCAAGAGCCGTTTCCGCCAGGGCATTAGCCCGAACAATTTTCAAAGCGTTAGCTAGATGCAAACCTTGATACATTTTTATTCTCTCCTAATAGCGTAAACGCTATTGTTAGCTGGCAGAAACCTTTTGCACAGCAAATTTCCAGGGTTCAATCACGCGGCCGCCGACACGACGCCGAATGTGGAACTCGACTACGTTAGGCCCGGTGTTGGAATCGCGGAAACGGTCAACCGACATTCCCAAACGTTCAACAATGAAGTAGCCAGAGAAGTCACCGAAGATAAGCGGGAAAGTACCCGCCCCAATTGCCGGTAACGCTTCACTTTCACGCCAGGTTGCGCCCAAGAATTTGGTCACGCCTGGGTCTAGCACTTCCACATAGAACGCACCGTCAGAATCGGCAAGGGCTTCAATCGCACCACCGGTAGCATTAGCCCCGATCATGGTGGCATTTTGGCCCCGATACTGAGAACTAACCCCACGCCGTAGGTTTTTCAACCCACCGATGGTCAACGCGGCCGCACTAGCGGAGACAACTTCTGTCAGGGTTAGAGCATTCGCCCCACCGGGCAAAATACCCTGTGGGCGATTGACGCCAGTCCCTACCAGAAAAGCCTCATCTTCGTCCAAAGCCAACGTTTCTGCTACCAGATTGGTAAACACATCTACCACATTGGCGGCATCTTCGATGAAACTTTGACTAAACGGCACTTTGTAGGTGTAAACGTGTGTCGGCAGTTGATCAAAACCAAAGTTGAAATTCTTGGTTGCCGGGGTTTTGATTTCATTGCCCCATTCACCGCGTAGTCCACTGGTGTAACGACTGTTGCCCCCGGTGATACTCAACATTTCAACGGAATTGGTTGTCAAGTTGACGATAGTAGCCCCGGCTGAACGGGTGCTAGACAAACCGGACTGACGTTGGATAATGCGGTCTGATACCATCGCTGGTACAGCATAACCGCCTAGCACGTCGCTCGATTCCATCTGTGTCGCCTTGATTTCCGTCACGCTCATACCCTGTCGGATCATCGCTTTGACGGCACTTTCGGGCCACAACTGACGTTTGTCTACCCCTTCGGCACTGCCAGTTCGCATAAACCGGGTAAAGGCTTTAGACTGGTCATAGGCTTTTTGGCGATAGTCGCCAACTCCGCCGTAAACCTCATTCATAATACGGTCAACATTTTCGTCAATGTCGCCATAACGGGTAACATGAGCCGCTTTAGCTACCCCGTCCTCTGGTTTGGCGGCTTTATTTTCGCCTTCGCCGGGCAAGTCAGCAGGCATAACCGGCGTATTGGCCGCGCTTAAGTCGGTTTCAATCGCTTTCATTTGCTCGGCACGATTAGCCAGGGCTTTAGCCTCGCCACGTAGAGCGTCAACCTGTGTCATGTCGGGATTATCGGACTGTAGCAAAGCTAAGGCTTGCTCATTTTTCGCTTTTGCATCTTGCAAAAGACTTTGGTATTTCTTCATTTATACCACTCCCACTAAGTTAATTAGATCGCCCTCTATTTCTAGCTGAATCAAAGTCGCGCTAACCCGATTCCCCGACGTTTTCTGGTCACTACCCCCCGGCAATAACCCCGCCGCTTTACATTCATTAGCAAACTCAGGGCTGATGTCTGCTAATGCTTTTAAGTTACTTAATACTGTGTCAGGCAATGTCCCGACATTCTCCCACTGCATGGGGTTGACGGTAACAGTGTCACGCTCTAAAGGCCAGGTCACAATTTGCCCGTCATCAGTTCGTTGCACCTTGCCGTTAATCGCCTTGCTTGACGTGCCGACTAAACCGGCGTCAATCAATTCGGCTAACCACTCGACATATTTGTTACGCCGGTTCAGAACACGCTCCAAAAAGATACCGCGTTCATCGGCTTTAGCCGTTTGCATATCAACGTAGCCCAGTACGGCATGTTGCCCGGCTAATTCTGGAGTGCTAATATCGCGGCCGTGTTCCCAGTCCACATGAATCACGCCAGATTCGACGTAAGGACTAGTAATGTCGGTTGACTTGGTAAAATATTCCCCGATAGACCCGTCTGGATTCTTTCGTTTGCTCCCCAGTCCCTCTAAATCAGGCTTGCCATAAAGAATAATATAATTACCAACGACTAGTTCATCGTCGGTTTTACGCAAGACTTTCAGCGAGTTATCGAAAAACTCATAACCCATTGCTTTCTCATCTGGCGCATTCTTCACAACCCCGTCAATATTCTCTGTTTCGTTAGCCGCCTCTACTGGTACAAACTGTTTTTCTACCAGATAGGGTGCGCCAAACATGATCCGCCCTTCAATTTCAGCAAACGGATAGGCAATATATCGCCCGGAAATATGACGAACAATCAGAGCGTCGTTATATGTCTCATAAACCCATGATTCATATTCCAGCGATTCATCCCCGGCCGATTCCATCATAGAATGCCAGGCAAACCAGACGGCATCGGTGGTATCGCGTAAACTGCCCTTCTCTGATTTATTGCCACACATAGGGCAAACTCCGCCTAATTCAATCGCGGCCGCAACAATCGCGTTAATCTTTTCGTTGTCTTTTGCGCTATGCCGCGCCCCGCCTTTGGTATCACTCATATAAATAGCTCCCCCGATTGGCATTGTAACAAACGAATATTCCCCATTGCAAGAAATTCATAAGAAAAACTCTTGACAACGGGTTCGTTTTCCTCTATGATGATTCAAGTAGCCGAAACGAGATAATCAACAGGAGAAAGGAAATGTTCAATCTTTATGTAACCGCAAAAACCGACTATATGGAAAGCGTATTGAGTGATCTTTTGGCCCCTATGGAGTTCGGCATTCTTTCCGATGACGACAATGAAGATGGGACACGAATCGCCATAGCCGAAGTCTACACCGAAAAAGATTCTTATGTCGCTCAGTACATCGAAGATCGAAGCTCTGAGATTCCCGCAGTGGTTAGCTATCAAATCATTTAAGCCAACATCCACAAAACACAAAAAGCCAGTCAATTGACTGGCTTTTTTATTTCCCCCCGTTACGTCCCTGGATTTTCTTCAAAGAACGAACACGCACAATTGAACCCCCGGCAAGCTAACGCGCTTGACTGGGGTAATATGCCACTTAATAGCCACTCCGCCGCCCGTTTCGTTACCCCGTCCCTATCTAAGCAGTCAGCACACGGTTTTAACGTGCCGCCACGTCGCCAGGTCAATAGCGGGTTAGCTTTGTTGTGAGCTAACGCCAGGGCAAATACATAGTCGGGTCTACTTGTCCAGAGGTTGATAACACTGCCAACAATTCCCCCCGATGTGGGCAACCCTTCACTTATCTGTCTGTCTACCAATTCCCTTAACCGGGTTGCGGCCGCGATATTAGCCGCCCCTAATGTCACCAGTTCCGCGTTTACGTCCTCTGGTAATTCCTCATCACCGTACCCGGCAATAGCCGCTTCTCCGGCAAACTGATTAGCAATCCTGACAATCTCGGACTCAAACTCATTAGCCGTTAATTCCCCGGCAACATACAACGCAATCGCGGCCGCAAGAGCATCGTTTAGTTGGTTGCCCTGTTCCGTAACCGCTTTTCTGTCGCCTAAATCACCGTGCCAATGAAACGCCTTATCGGTATCATCTGGTGTAGCCGCAAAAGCCAACATGAATCGGGTTAGCTGTAACTGGCGACTATCTAATAATCCGCTATCAAACGAGTAAACAGAGGCATTCTCCCCCGCTTTTAGCCGTCGTTTAGCGATACTTTTGTATCGTTCCCACTCTCGTTTAATCGCCTTTTCGTCTATGCCCTTTTCTGGTTCATCCGTTGCCGTCTGTTCATCCCTAATATCGTTGCCAATTTCGTCTATGTGTAGAGTTCCGTCCGCAATCGCGGCAACCGGGATGAACAGGGCAATATTTCTAGGATCGTCGCGCAACGGCCAGGGAATAGCTCCGTAAGATTTGTCGGCATGGGGTTCTAAACCTAGCTCGGCTCTCACCTCATCTATGGTCATGCTTTCAAATCGCTGGTCATTTTGCTTTAACTTTAACTCTTTATCGCCGCGTCGAATGTCGGTAAATTCGGCAATAATTATTTCATCTTCATAATAGCGAGTGAGAGCTTGCGCCGTTATTTCCTCACCAATCATGGTGAGTTGCGGCCAAACACTCATGTCAATCACGACATTCATAGCCGTGCGACTATTGGCTTCTGTCGCTTCTTTGGCCCAGAATCCAGCCGGAAACCCGAATACCCGGTCTATTTCTTCTCGTGTAAATTCGCGGCCGCTAAGGAACTCTAAGTCCTTATGCGTCAAACCGATTGTTTCCGCTTTTAATTCACCGCCCCGCGCTATGATGAATCGTTTCCGTTCGTCTACCAGTTGGGTTAGAATCTCCGCTTTAACCTGGGTAAATGTTCCCCGGCTTATATCTGGCGGCAAACTGATTAACGTTCGCAGGGCAACGTCATTTAGGAACGTTTCCAGGTTCCAACCGCTTGCTTGTCTATCCGTCTCAATTGCCACGCGCAAAGCGTCTAATTTACTCATACCCTCTCGGTATGAAAACAGAGACGGTTCACGAAAGTAGCAGACGTTTTCAACAGGTAGAAAAACGTCTTGTTTGCCATAGCCATCAGGCTTGTAACGATAGCCAGAAATATAATCTTTGCTATCGGCAATGGGCTTAATTCTAT